GCCTGGGACAGGCGGTGGGAAGCAATGCCGCCCCGCTGGCGACAGCGGCGGCTACCCGCGCCATGAACGTCAACAACCCAAACCAGGACCTGACAAGAGGGTGATGGCATGATCGAGATCAGAACGACCATGAGCGCCAGCGCAGACGGCGGATATTGCCGGATGAGAGTGACGGGCCATGCGGGAGCCGCGCCAAAGGGCGCGGACCTTGTGTGCGCGGCGGTGAGCGCGTTGGTGCAGACATTTGCAGGGTGGGTGAAGGAACGGGGCGAAGAAAGAACGCTGGAAACAGATGTACGCATAGAAGAAGGGCGGACCGTAATTGCGGCAAGTGCCGGAATCTGGGAGATGCAGCGGCTTTTGGATTGTTTTGAAGTTATCTGCTTTGGGCTGGAGAACCTGGCCCGGCAATACCCGGAGTATATCACCTACAAAAGCGGAGCTTGCAGAAAGGAGAGCAAGACATGATGAAACACAAATGGGATCTGCAGCTGTTTGCAGATGGTGGCGGCGAAGGCGGCGCCCCGGCGGGCCAGGCAGAAGGCGGCAGCGCGCCGGCGGCGCCGGCAGTAGAAGAGCCTGCGCTGCGCCCGGCGGAAGAGCGCCAGATGCGCCGCAGTGGCCAACTGAAAAAGCAGGCGACAGCGCCCGCCGCACCGCCGGCGGAACATCCTGCAGAGGATACACAGGCCGCGAAAGGCGAGGCGGCAGGCGAAAAAGTCGAAGGTGGCAATAAGGCGGAAGCAAAACCGGGCGTGAAGGCTGGCGAGCAGGCGGATGACGCTGCCTTTTACGAGGACATGAAAAAGTATCCGGGCCAGCTGGAGCGACTGGTGCGCGAGGTGGCGGCCAAGACACAGGCAGCCCAGCGCCAGGCGGATGCCAGGTATGAGCCCCTGATGAAAGCCCTGGCCGAGAAGTATGGCACGACCCCGGACGACCTGGACGGCATCATGGAAGCGCTGAAAGGCCCCGTGAAAGATGATGCCTATTATAACGCGCTGGCCATGCAGATGGGCACGAGCGTCGAGAACGCCCGGAAGATGGACGAGCTGCAGACCCAGAACCAGCGGCTGCAGCGCACCCAGCAGCGCCAGGCACAGCTTGCAGCACGGCAGCGGCAGGCGGCCCAGGTGCAGCAGATCCAGGAGAACTGGAGGCGCCAGGATGCAGAAATGCAGAAGAAGTATCCCGGTTTTAATTTTGCCGAGGAGCGGAAGAACCCGGACTTTGCGGCCATTCTGCGGGCCGGCGGGAGCTTGGAATCCGCATACCAGGCGATCCACTTCGGGGAGCTGATGGGCCGGGCACAGGCGGCCACGGCTCAGCAGGTGGAGCAGGGCGTGGTGAACCGCATCGAGCAGCGGGGACAGCGGCCAGCAGAAAATGGCATCAGCCCGGCGGCGGCCGGCGTGGCCCCCGTGAAAGATGTGCGGAAGCTGTCAGCGCGGGACTGTGAGGAGCTGGAAAGGCGTGCGGCCCGCGGTGAGCGGATCACGTTTTGACAGAAACGAATTTGAAGAGAGGGAGGAAACGACATGAACACCGAGAACAAGACCATGACCATGTGGGACCTGCAGCTGTTTGCCGATGCAAGCACCCAGCTGCAGAACACGACCGGCGCGACCGGTATGAAGCAGGAGCTGAAAACCTACTATGAGCGGCGGCTGATCGAGCTGGCAGAGCCCAAGCTGGTGCACGACCAGTTCGGTGACAGCTACCCCATTCCGGCGAACAACGGCAAGACCATCGAGTTCCGCAAATATGACAGCCTGCCCAAGGCTACCACCCCTCTGACCGAGGGTGTGACCCCGGAAGGCCAGGCCATGAACGTGACGACCATCACCGCCGAGGTGAAGCAGTACGGCGGGTGGGTGCCTGTGACCGATCTGCTGCAGATGGCGGCGCTGGACAACAACATTGTGCAGGCGACCAAACTGCTGGCCAGCCAGGCAGGCCGCACCCTGGACACCATTGTGCGGGACATCATGGCGGGCGGCACCAACGTCATCTATGCGCCCAAGGTCGCAGCCGGCGGTACAACCACTGCGGTGACCAGCCGGAGCGGCCTGGACGCCACCGCTGTGCTGACGCCCGACCTGATCTTCCAGGCAGCCACCGTGCTGAGCGCCATGAACACCGACACCATCGGGGACAGCTATGTGGCGATCATCCACCCGTATGTGGCATACGACCTGATGCGCAACGAAGAGTGGATCGACGTGCACAAGTATGCGGACCCGGAGGCGATCTACAACGGCGAAATCGGCAAGCTGGGGAACGTGCGCTTTGTGCAGTCGAGCGAAGCAAAGATTTGGAAGGACAGCAGCTGCCCGAGCGACGGAGACAGCGGTTACCTGGCTGTGTTCGGCACCATCGTGCTGGGCGCCCACGCCTACGCCAGCACTGAACTGGAAGGCGGGGGCCTGGAGCACATTGTCAAGCAGCTGGGCTACGGCGACGACCCGCTGAACCAGCGCGCCAGCGTGGGCTGGAAGGCAATCAAGACCGCAGAGCGCCTGGTGGAGCAGTACATGGTGCGCCTCGAGAGCACCAGCGCCTACAGCAAAAAGGCAGTCGCAAACTGAGAAAGGAGCAGCATATGGCAGCAACTGAAAAGAAGCCCGAACAGGGCCAGCCTATGGAAGCAGCCGAGAAGAAGCCCGAACAGGGCCAGCCTATGGAAGCAGCCGAGAAGAAGCCCGAACAGGGCCAGAAGATGGTGAAGATCAAGCTGTTTAAGGGCAGCGGCAAATACGCAGATGACGTATTTGTGGGCCTGAACGGCGAGACCTACAAAATCCAGCGGGGCGTGGAGGTGGAGGTGCCGGCCGGCGTGGCTGAGATTTTGGAGCACAGCGCCCAGCAGGATGCTCTGACCTCCGAGAGGCTGGAGAAACTGGCGGAGAACGCACAGCATATTTGACAACACCGCAGGACCTTTGCGGATAAGGACGGCATACAAAGACCCCCGACACGGCGCAGAAAAGCTGTGCCGGGGGTCTTGCGCTGGGAGGTAACTATGACAGTGGAACAGGCGATCCTGGCTGCAAACCGGATGCGGCCGAATAATCCATTTGATGTGGAAGACAAGTGGCGGTGGCTGGCAGAGTGCGACGCGCTGATCCGGTCGCAGGTGGTAGACAGGAGCTGCACCGGGGACTACGAAAACCGGGGGGCGGACCGGGCGGCCGAGTTCGACGAACTGGAAGAAACCACAGAATTGCTTGCCCCGGCCCCCTATGATGCGCTGTATCCGCACTATCTGTGCGGGCAGATGGACGCGGCGCTGGGAGAAGCGGACCGGGCGGCCAACGAGCTGGCGCAATACAACAGCCTGCTGAGCGGTTTTGCGGCATGGATGCGCCGGACCTATATGCCGGCGAAACAGCCGCGGATCGTGTGGTGATGGGAGGCGGCCATGTATATTGACCCGAGATTGAACCGGATGCAGAACAGCCGCAGCGAGCTGCGGCAGTTTGGCGGACTGAACGAAACCTACGCGTGCAGTGAGGCGGAGTATCAGGACGGGGTGAATTTTTCGAGCAGGGACTTCCCGGCACTGTCCACCAGAATGCTGCGGCGCAAGATGTGGGAGGTGGATAAGCTGCACGGCATCTACCACCTGAACGGCCTTTTGATGGTACACGGGACGGTGCTGGAGTACACGCCGGATGACGCCGACGAGGCAGTCGTGACCATTGAAGGGCAGCTGACCGACACCGAAAAACAGCTGGCCGGCATGGGCACCAGCGTGCTGATCTGGCCTGACAAAAAGATTTTTGACACGGCTACAGGCAGCTTGAAAAACGTGGAAGCCGAATGGAGCGGCATCGAGGTGACCTTTGAGCTGTGTGATGCAGAGGGCACCACCTACACCATCCCGGCGGGCAGCGTGGGGACCAAGCTGCCGGAAAGCGGGCTTTCCGACGGAAGGTTGTATCTGCTGGCCAAAAGCGACGACAACCCCTATGCAGGCAGCAGCACCCTGCAGCAGTACAGCGTGAGCCTTGGAGCCTGGAACGAAATCATGCTGGACTACTGCAAAATCAGCTGTGACGGAATAGGGGTGAACTTTGAACAGTGGGACACGGTGACGCTGGAAGGCGTGGCGCAGGTGATCAAAGATAACATAGGCACAGACCTGGAAGAGGATAAGATCATCTATGTGAAAGATACAGACAGCGTGGTGGTGCCCATCAGCGGGTGGGAGCGGGCAACCTACCACTGGGCAAAGTATACCCAGAACCGCAACGGGGTGCAGCGTGTGACGCCGGACGGTAAAAACGTCGCTGTTGCTGCGGAACAATTCGATAACATAAGATTGGCGCGGGAAGCGCCGGACATGGACTACCTGTGCGAGAATGATAACCGTGTGTGGGGCTGCGCCAGCGGGGAGAACGTGATCTATGCCTGCAAGCTGGGCGACCCGACCAACTGGTACAGCTACCGCGGCATTGCAAGCGACAGCTATGCGGTGACGGTGGGCAGCGACGGACCTTTTACCGGAGCGGCCAGCTGTATGGGGTATGCCCTGTTTTTCAAAGAAAACGCCATGCACAAGGTGTATGGCTCAAAGCCGAGCGATTACCAGGTATCGAACCTGCGGTGCCGCGGCGTGGCGATGAACGCCTATAAAAGCCTGTGCGTTATCAACGAAACGCTCTACTATCTTTCGGCGGAGGGCGTGATGGCGTGGGGCGGCAGCCTGCCCGAAAAAGTATCGGCTGCACTGGCGCGAGACACCACCGCACAGACAGTGCGGGCTGTGGGCGGGCAGCTGGACGGACGGTACTACCTGTACATGGAGGACAAGACCGGCAGCGCACGGCTGTTGGTATACGACACCGAAAAGGGCATGTGGCATGAAGAGAGCCCATCAGGCCAGGAGATGGCCAGCACTGGACGGCAGCTGTACCTGTACGACGGTGAAGCCATGTGGGCTGTGGACCCGAGCCGGGAGACGGATGCAGGAGAGGACGCAGAAGGGATGGAAGCGGGCCTTGCATTTGATTGGGTGTCGGGCGACATGGGGCTTGACACCCCGGATGATAAAACGGTGCAGCGTGTGACCATCCGTCTGGATGCAGAGGCAGAGAGCAAGGTGACCGTCTCGGCCAGCTACGACGGAGGGCCGTGGGAGAACGTTGGGATGCGGCACACAAAAGAGAAGTGGCAGCGGATCGACCTGCCGTTTGTGCCGCACCGGCACGATACCATGCGGCTGCGGCTGCAAGGGACTGGGCGGATCACACTGCGGAGCGTGGCCTACACCTTTGGACGGACGAGCGGAAACATGGTGCAGAATGCGCTGCGATAAGGAGGAAGAACGATGGCGAGCCTTGCAGGCATTTATGGGCTGAGCATGCCGAAATTCAGCGAGAACATGGATCCGCGGGACCGGTCGGCGCTGAACAATTATCTGTACCAGCTGCAGGAGCAGCTGGGCTATGTTCTGACTAACCTGGACACGAGCAATTTTAGCCCGGATATGCAGCAGACGGCAGCTGCAAGCAGGATGGCGGCTCGCACGTCCGAGAGCACGAATACAACGCCTGCACTGCTGCAGGCCGCGCAGGCCAGCCGGGAAGCGGCCGCCGCAGGCAGGAAAAAGTAAGAGAGGAGGAAGAACGACATGGCAAGCAAGAAAGACCAGGCATATCAGCAGCTGCAGGAGTACCAGGCGCAGGCTCCTGGTGCGTACCAGAGCCAGTATCAGAGCCAGATCGACCAGCTGATGAACAACCTGAACAATCGGAATTTTAACTACAACTACCAGACGGACCCTACCTATCAGCAGTACCAGCGTCAGTATGAGGCGCAGGCCAGGCGGGCCAGCGAGAACGCCCAGGCCAACGCTGCGGCAGTGAGCGGCGGCTATGGCTCCAGCTGGGCGACAACGGCGGGAGAGAGCGCCTATGCGGACGCTATGAGCGGGCTGGACAATGTAGTCAACAACCTGTACGGCCAGGCGCTGAACAGCTACACCGACGAGACCAACGACATGTATACCCAGCTGCAGAACCTGATGGCGGCGGAGAGCAACGCCCAGGCGCAGTACAACCAGGACCTGCAGAACTACTACTCGAACCTGAACTACTACCAGACCAACTACCAGAACGAGGCGAACCGGGAGCAGCAGAACACCAGCAACTGGATGAACATTGGTGGGCAGATTTTGGGCGGGCTGATCAGCCTGATCCCGTATGCGATCCAGTACCTGCCGATGCTGCTGTAAAGGAGGGGGCGAAATGGCACTTTTTCGAGTGAACCAGGCAAGGAAAGACCTGAACAACTGGCTGGCGCAGGACCCCGGCAGGGGAAGCAACAATTACAGCGCCGCGCTGCAGAACGCGCTGAACAATGCGGCAAACCGCCAGACGCCGGCCCAGCGATACAATACGGGGAATGACCAGAATATACAGGCCAGCCGCGAAAACTACCGCCTGATGGCCCAGCGGGCAGCGGACACGGCGGCGGCCGGCGCCGAGGCTTTGAGCGGCGGGTACGGCGCGGACTATGCCGCGAGCGCCGCCGAACAGGGCCGGCAGATTTTGATGGAGGGGCAGCACGACAACGAGCAGGCGCTGCGGCAGCTGGCGCTGGAGGGGCTGGCGGCGGAGAGCAGCCAGGCGGACGTTTTGACCCAGGCGCTGCTGGGGGCGCAACAGTTGGAAATGAACGCCAACCAGATGGCGCAGGCGCGCTACCAGGCGCAGCGGGATTTTTTGACTGGCGAAGTGCAGCAGGCGCAGGCAGAGAAAGACAATGTTCTGGGGAACCTGTGGGACGCCCTTGTCTGGGCTGGCCAGACGGCGCTGCGGACCTACGACAACTACAAGGGATACAGCCAGTGGCAGCAGGAATACGATCTTGCCGTGCGGCAGTATGAGGACGAGCTGGCAAGACAGACGATGCTGGACGCACGCGACGAAGAAAGATACCGGGACGAGCAGGCGCTCATCAAAGAACAGTGGGATGCCGAACTGGCCGATCAGGAATGGAACCGAAGCATCACAGAGCGGCAGCTGGCGCTGGATGAGCTTGCCTACCAGGACGACCGCGCCTATAAACAGGCGCAGATCGCGAACATGGGCCGGAGCAGCGGCGGAAGCGGGAGCAGCGGCGGGCTGGACTATGGCGACGTGATCAGTTTGTTGAAAGGCTATAGCGATGCTGCTATAACGGATGATCCTACGTTGCCTGTGTATGACGCCCTGCTGGGGTCGATGGGACTTAGCCCGAGCAGTTTTGGCAGCACGAGCACGGGCGCGGCCCCGACCGTCCCTGCGATTGACTTGAGCAGCGGCATGAGTCTGGCGCGCAGTGGTATCCAGAGGGGATGGTCGGCCAGCGAGATTGCGGAGAGTCTGATCGACTACGGATTTAGCGATGAGGAAATTGCACAGATCATGAACCGGGTGAGGTGAGCATATGCCTTATACATCGTCTGATATTGCAAAAATCAGGAAAAGGCGGGAAGAGCAGCAAAGCACAAGCGGCGGAATGAATGGGGGAAAGTGGCAGGCCGCAGACGTGGCCAAAATCCGCCGCGAAAGCGCCGCGGCCCGCGAGGGCGGCCGCGACCAGCAGCTTGAACTGGACAAAGAACTGTATACCAGGCGTACCGGCCGCCCGGCGGAGGGGACGGAACCTAGACGGACAGCCACAAGTGCGCGGCAGAACGAGGAACCCGGCGGGCTGCTGGACAGCCTGATGGGCATGATGCAGCGCAGCACTGAGCTGCAGAACCGGACGGCGTACCGGAACCAGGAGATAGAGAAAGAGGGCGGAAAGCTGGCGGGCCGCCTGGCGGCACAGGTACTTGACACGACGCCGCGCGAGGGCAGCCTGGCTGACAGGATGGAGCGCAATGCGCGCGGCATCATGGACGAACAGGAAAGCCGCTGGCGGGAGTATAACGAGTGGCTGGAAGAGGGGAGCAACCGGGAACTTGCGGCCGCGGTGGAGCGGATGGAGGATTCCGGCGGGCAGTATAGCCTTGCGGACCTGGCAGCCAACAATGACCGCGGATGGACGATGGAACAGATCGAGGACGCGGCGGCGCGCCTTGCGGACCGCGGGCTGCTTGATAAAGCCTACAGCGTCAACCGCCGGGCGGGAAAGTCTGTTGCCGGCATTGGGCAGGAGGCTGCCGGCGCGGCGGCCATGGCCTTGCCGGTGGCGGCGCAGGCGGTCGAGGATGTGCTCTACGGCACAGAGACCCGCCCGGAGGAGATCGACGGG